CCAAAGTCATATAAGTATAAATCACTCATTTCCTCTAGTACTGCTACATTCTGATTACCTATCTTATGTATAAACGCTTCTTTTGTTGGCGAATATTCTAGTATATCAGATATTCTTAATGATAATCCTTCACATAAATCTGCAGTTAAAAATAAACTACCTTCTAATATATGTCGTGTTGCTACATTTGAATTAGCAGCTGCAAGTTTTTGAACGCCAACTAATGCTCTAGCATCCGGTGTACTTCCATCCCTAGCTTCATTCAGACCCGTTACATCACGGATCATTTGCATGTAGTAATTGTAATTAGCAATTAAACTTTGCATTTTTTGACCACCTGCTCCAGTTGTTATTTCTTGAATAGGAACTTTACCGGGGTTCATATCGCCATCTTGTGTAAATGATCTACCAATTACAGAACCAGTTTGAAAAAACATATTTAATGCTTCTTGTGGATTGTAATTTGTTCCATTACCTAAATCAACCTCAGCTAAACCATCAGCGTCAAGGTAAACTCCATCCGGAACCATTCTTGACATAACTTGCTGAAGCTTTAAATGTGTGAGCTGAATCATATCTGCAAACCCTGTTATACGGCTTACTATAGACTCAATCCTACCTCTATACATTCTTGGAGCTACAATACTGTAATTCATTTTAACTTTAGTATAATCGCTTTTTGGGCGTATCATATTTTTAGCTAGCTCCCATTTAAGCAACTCTCCCCCTAGTATTTTCACACCTTCATAAACAACTTCTAAAGATTTTGACAATTTAGATATGCCATACTCTTCATACATTTCTTCCGGAGGATTAAACTCGTCAGTTTTAGGTATTATTTTTGCTGCTCCCGTTGCCGTTTCTTTAACTTTGTAAACTTCGTTCGTAAAAGTTTTATAATTAAAGTAAAGAACCTGTACAGTATTTGAATCATCATAATCAGAATTACTAAGAGTTCTATCGTAGAAGCCATTGTTGCTTGTATTTTGTCCGGCAATTTTTTGTAGTTGATCGTTAGTTAACCAAGGAAATTCTTTTTTAAGCTCGTTTAAATGAACAGCTTTTACTTCACCTACATAATATATGTCTTCAAAATAAGGTGAATCAGTATATGACCAAACTAAATTAACTGGATCAACATAATCTACAGTAGCCCCTTCCGCTTTGCTAAATGTATTTTTAACTGCTCCAATTCCTATAGTAGTTAAATCATAATTACATCTACGTCTAATTAAATCATAATTATTACCTTCTAATAAAGTGTTTAAAGCTTGCTCTTCAGCTAGTTCAACTTGTTGTTTATAACTAAGTTGCATATGCAAATCAAGCTCTTCTTTGTTCTTAGGTAATGGGTCTACGTTACTTTCAAATAAATTTACACCAAATTCTTTTCTAGCAAAGTCATTCAGTTCTTTAGTTTGCATATCACGTATAATAGCTTCCATGTATTTGGTTCGTTTCTCAACGCCATATGGATCTTGTGAATACGCTTTAATATCAAATTGTCTATCTGAAATACCATTAACAACGATATCTACAAATTTTGGAATAATAGGAACCGGTTTCCAATCTAAATTTAAATAAGATAAATCACCGTTAATAGATAATTCATCTTTATATTTCTGTATACCTTGCTCTCCTCGAGCGTACAATCTAAGATTGTGAAAAGTTGCTTGATTACTTTTAAATCGGCTATTTCCATTATCGGAGCTAAACCATTCATTTTCTATAGCTCTACCAATGGTGTTACCATAATCTTTTGACATTTTCTCGGCATCGCTTGCTATTTGACTCGGAAAATAACTTGTTACAACTGACTCAGCCATATTTTTATTTTTCTATTAGTTTTGATAAACCACCGGAATTGGTGTATTTAGCTATTTTTAAATTTATTTTATTTTTTTCTACTTGAGGCCTTGGATGATACAAATGTCTGTTGCATGCCATTATCGCTAATCCTGAACTAATAGCAGCATCAAATTTTGTTCTTTTATTTATATCAAATCTAGACCATTCATTTAGAGTGGTGTTAAAATACATAGTACCATAACTACCATCTTCTTGTAAACCTACATGTCTATCTATATAACTCTCAATAGCCGCTGCATGAGCTTGCTTAATGTCTTCACTTGAGTTAGGCATTCCTCCAATTTCACGCTCAGTAACTGAAAGCTTATTCCAAACCTTATCCGGCCTGTTCATAGAATAACCTCTATATCCTCTACGTTTAAAATAGTATAACAATCTAGGTTTGTTATTTTCTGCTAATATAGGCATTCCGTAAAAAACACAAGCCATCAAAACATCTTCAAAAAACATTTCTGCGGTTTGTGGCCTAGCTATATATTCTAAAAAAAACGTATTCGCAGGAGCGTCTTCCATACTAAACTTGGTTAACCCGTGCAATGCGCCTTTAGAACCTTGTCCATCTGTTGTTCCTGATATATCATAACTATCACAACCAAATGCACCCATATGTTCATTACCTGGACTTTTCAAACCATTTTTAAGGTTTTGTCGGTTTTGTAAATTTGCACCAGGCACCCAAGATACTTTAAACCTTCCATTGGGATTTGGTGTAAATATAACCGTGGAGTCTTTAACCCCGTTAGCCCACTGAAAATTACCTTTGGTTAATACGTTAGTATTACCTAAATCTTCATTATAATCTATTTGTTCGTATATTTTTACTAAGTTAAATATACTATTTTTTGTTTCATCTCTAAAAGCGTGTTCCTCTGTACGCGGAAACTGTCTATAAAACTCATTTAAAGCATCCTGGTCGCCTTTTAATCCTTCAGCTTCATTATTCCAGTGCTCTATTACTCCAACGTCTATAATGTCTCCGTTTGGATCCACTGTTTCTTTTTCTGGAGTATTAAATACAGGCATTCCGTATTCATCAATAAAACCTTCGTAGTTCCATTCCATTGGTATAAACAAAGAATATAAACCCGAAGCTGTTTGTCCGTTTCTATTTCTTTTAGCGACATCAGAGTTATTATAGAGTTTTTTAAAATTATCCCCTCCTTTGTCTAAAGCATTTGATGTTGATCCCATCATACACTTACCGATAACTCTAGAACCTAATCTTAAGGTAGTCTTTGTAACTCTCCAGTTGTTTAAAATATTATCTGGTCTTTCCCACTTTCCACTTTCATCATGTACTAATAGTTTTAACTTTTCACCATCGTAAGAGTTGTCCCCTGTATTTTTCCAGTCAATAGTTGTATCAAGCCCTTCTAATAATTCTTGGCCTTGATTATTTTGTATAGATTTTCTAGTTAATCTTGACGCGGGGATTCTATAAGCAAGTTCTGTTTTTGGCCTATCCATACCGTCTTGTATTGGCTTAAAAAAGAACGGGTAGTTAACGGATATTGGAACGACTTTATCTGTGAACATTTTTTTAGCATCAGAACCTGATTTTGACAATATACCAAATCTTGCGTCAGATGATATTGTTGCAAGGTTAACGGTTTCTGCTGATGACATAAAAGAGAATCCAGATCGACGGTTTTTGAGATAGCACATTCCGTAACAGCGTGAGTCTGCTTTGCAAGCCTCCCAGAATATAAAGAATAGTCTGTTTGCTTCCCTAAAGTCTGGCTTCCCAATGTCAATCTTGCTGAACTGCAAGTACATAAAGTGAGTGCCAGTAATGTAAGTAGCCACGCCTTTATTATTGAACCAATGGCCTTCTTCTCTGCGTTTGAATTGTTCATCTATATAGGGTTCCCACTTGTTTTGAAAATCCTCCGGGTAATCCCGCCAGTCAAACACACTTGATATTGACTTTAGCTCTTTAGGATATTCCTCTGCTTTCCATTTATTAGTGGATTTATTTATTGTACTAGGTTGTTTTGGAAGGGCTATTTTAAGGTTTTGTATATTATATATTTCGCCAATTTGTCCTGTCTTGCTTATAACAACAACGTCGTGTTCTTTGTTATAACCATATTTCCACTTTTTAGCCTTATTAAGTCTTGCTATAGTGTTTGATCTTATTGGCGTAATTACGCTATATAATGACTGCTCGTACATTATTTAGATCTTTTTTCTGCAAACCCTTTAAAAGCTTTTTTCTCAACTTCTTCTTTAGGTTTGTTATTCAACAAGTCCTCCTCTTCCTTTATTCTATTTAATATCTCAAAAGCATCAAATATTGCTAGCTTTTTTGTAGCAGCAGCATTTTTAAGTCTGTCAGCTGATATATCATCTCCTGAGTCAACGATCTTTTCGCCTGCTACCTTTATTAATTCCTCAACTGCTTTATGTCCAGCTTGGATTATATTCTTCTTCGTTTCCTTGATATTCATATTTAATTGTAATTGAATTGGTGGGTACTCGATATACTCTTTGTGAATTAATAACAAATTCGTATTCTGCCCCAGGCTTAAAGCCAATTAAGTCCCTAACTTCCACCGTGTGTAAGTCTGGATCTTTTGCATACAAAACGCCAACTGCTTCTTTTTCAAAATTAATTGAAAACATTTTATTTTCCTTTATAGGCTTTACAAAATTAAAACCTTTACAAGCCATCCATCCACAACATCTTCTGTAAGCATATACTTGATCCTCACTTGCAAAATAAATATTATCTTTATAATATGAT